TATCAGATAATCCCACCCCGATAAAATCTGTCATCACGGCAGTATTTTCGGCAATAATCGCGTTGCCGAAAATTTCCCATACTCCGGGTTGTAGCAGTAGGCTTGTAGCGCTCCCCCACGCTCCTGAGGCTCCGACACCCGCGACTGTGAGTGCAGCGGTATTGGCTGACGAGAGCTCACCAACCTGACCAACACCTGCGCTTGACCCGTCAGTGATCGGTGTCAATTGAGTCAGGGTCGGTGGGATCCCGCCTCCTTCAACGGGGACGACGATATAGGTCATTTTAGGCTCCGGTGATCACGTTGTTTTTAGTGAATGCCAAAACCGTGATGTTGCCGGTCCCTGACGTGTAGTCCCAGAAAACTCGGAAGTAGCGGACGCCCGTAGGGTTTAGATCCCAAATATGTCCAGTGGACGCGGTCACGGCCTGGGACGCGCTCGGGTAGTTAAAGAAGGACACCCCGTCTACGGATCCCTGAAGGTAGAGGGTCCCCACAAGGTTACCAGCGCCTCCGGAAAACGCGACATAGAAGGACGCAGTTGTCAGGTCTACGAGATCGAGCGGTTGGCTGGTGACATCGAGAGCCGCATCGGTTGTTGAGACAATGGTAAAACTTCGTGCCATAAATTAGGGCTCCTCGCTGAGTGCTTTTCTGTATTCGGGGTCATTATTCCACAATAGGTGATGATATAACAGTACGCCTTTTGCTCCATAAGGTGCATATTTTTCAAAAATTTTCATGTACTTTTGAAATTGTGGTGAAGGGTTGTTCAATTTGTTTTCCAAGGCTTGCAAAGCTTGTCTTGCTGGGATTGCTCGGTCGAGTGCGATAGATTTATCTATGATCCCTCGCGCTATTTTTCCACCCCGCTTGCTCATAGCCATTCCAGCCATGGTACCGGCTCCAGTCCCCACGATCGCTCCTGGAGCTCCACCTATTGCAGTGCCCAAAGTGCCACCAAAACCAGCTATAGCTGGCACGATATAACCAGTAGAGGGTCTCTCCTGATCGAATCTTTTGAGCACTCCCTGGTCTCTTATCTGTGTCTCATAGGGCAAGCTACCCTTAGGTCTTGGGACCATTTCGCCAAGTCTTGTCAATTGGTCTGCATATTCAGACCGAGAGGTTAATCCAGTCGGCGAATGCGATAAATTGTTGATTACTGTGTCCGCGCCAGTGTCCGTCAGACCTTTTATGTCTTTAGTTCTTAACTTGCTTTCGCTTAGATCATGCTCCGCCCAATTTAGGGCGTCAGATTCCTTCCTTAAATAACTTTCCTCGCCTTCCGATTTTATTTTATTAGCAAAATCCCTTAACTCAAGTTTTTTATCGACCAGTTCTCCGATCTCAGGACTCTCGGACGCAGTCGCATAATTTCGCAATTTACGCTCAACGTCCTCCCCTATAACTGGAGTCCCTTGATGCAATGCTTTTAGTGTACTAGCCCCCTTTTGCGGGGTTGAAAACATCTCAGCAACCTCCTCCGATGCCTTCGCATAGGGAGCCATAATGTCCATGATTTGACGGTATTCTGATTTTGGCGACCCTGGTAAATTTTCCTCGCCTTGTTTTTTTAAAAAATCACTGACTCTCTCAGAGATATTTTTGGAGTGTTTACTTAATTGTGTGTCATATACCCCTGGGCTTAACTGGAAATTCCCTAATTCACTTCGCACTGATTGCATCCAATCTCTTAACATTGGACCATTCATGAGTGGACCTTTTTCGTCCAAACGGATCAGTAAATCCTGTAAATTGGCCCTTCTTTGAGCCTCAGGAGCGGTATTGACTTTTATCGAGTCAATTTCATCCTGCACTAACTGTTTGACGTGACTAGTTCTGACTTTGATTTTAAGCTTGCCTAATGCCTCGTCAGCTGCGTTGCTTAAATAACCCTGCATAGCCTTATCTTCATCGACGAGTTTTTGAAATGCTTCTACTTCGTCAAGAGAAGGATTCATGCCTTCATTTATTTTGTCAGTTAATGTTTTTTTGGCTTGGGCTAGTGCGTCCTTCGTCTCTCTAACTCTAATCTCTGCTTTTTTAACTTGATTATGGACGACATCAGCATCATTCAAAATATCTTGTTTGATTGGATCGAAGCCAGTAAATTCCCTTCCCTTTAATCGACCCTGGTTTTCAACATAATAGTTAAAATCGTCTGGTTTTACTTGGCCAAGAAATTGCGCTCCGGCTCTGACCGCAGCTTTAGGGGCTCTTCTGGCTCCCGATGCTGTAGATGATAGAGCCTTCTGTAGATAATGGCCTGTTTTACCGAAAGGAATCAGGTTAACTGGGTCTGCAGCGGTCCCTACCAGTGCACCTGTAATATCTGCTAGGCTAGACTTGCCTTCCTTAAATCGAGCATTGGGATTGCCAAAATTTTCTAGATCAGGGACGGAGAGCGGTTTTTCCGACACCCCGTAATTTCCCATCAACTTACCCCACGTCGGTGCTGTGGTCGGGTCTTTTCCAAACTGTCCAGCTACAGCGCCAGCGATCTCTGGGACATTTTCAAACGCAAAGGCTTTAGGTGGGACCCAATTTTTACCTTGGTTTTGCTCCTCCACACTGAGCTCCTGCGCCTTTTTGACCCCTGCACGAAGGGGAGCGCCTACATAGGAGTCAGCAAACTCCGATATGGCTCCAATGGGAGCCACTAGGCTTCCCCAGGCTCTTTTTGGTGCTTCATTAGCAAAACTTTCTATAGGACCTTGCTCCTTGCGCATTATTTCTAGTTCTTCGCGCTTGCTCAAAGGTCCTTGCTGTTTTCGCAAAAGTTCTAGTTCTTCGCGTGGAGTCATTTTGGTTTTGCTCCCTGTTTGGACTTACGCAAATTATATTCTTTTAATTCTTCTGGGGTGAGATCCGAGCCTCCCGCTGGCTGGGTACTACCTTGCGCTGGTCCAGGCCCCATGGGAAGCTTTACATCGCTATCTAAGTCCTCCATGGTCAGTAGCGGCCAACCCTTTTCCGCTCGCACCCTATTAGCTGCGTTAAGAACTAGTTCCTTAGTTTTTTCCATAGCCATTTTAAATGGCTCTGGGTCCATAGCTACAGTCGGCATAGAAGCAGCAATATTTTTTCGCTCGGAGTCCGATGCAGCTGATCCCGACAATTCTTTAACGCGCTCTTGTAGAGCTACCTTAGTATCAAAAAGCAATCTGCTAAATTCTGGCGATACGGTTTTACCAGCTGACGCCCATTTCTCATACAACCGGCCTTTTACAGGACCAGCGTAACCGTCTTTGTATGCCTTATCAAAATCGGCTTGCATGCGCTTAAATAGTCCAGCGTTTTGCTGTAGACCTATGGTTGCCGCTGTTGCTTGCCCATCGCCTTTAGACATCATGGGAGGCTTAGGAGCCGCTGTAGCTCTTACAGTAGGGACGGGACCTTGTATCCCACTCGATCGCACACTACCGTCAGGATCCTGGTATAGATATTCGTTTGCCGTGTTGCGCTGGGGAAGCAATTTGCCAATGGCTGTTTTAGGCTGGCTTTTAGTCAGGTAGTCCATGATCCGGGGATCCACCTGCCTTTGCTTTTCAATCTGCATAGCCGACTCTTTGAGAGGCTGTAGCATGCGCTGGCTTGCTTCGATATACGGAGATGCATCCGGAGTTTTCCCATGGACGGTCCCCAGCTGGGCCATTCCCCCAGCGAACCCACCCAAGGTCGCAGAGTCGATCGAGGCTTTTGAATACTCGTCGTAAGGATCATCTACACCCCGCTCGTTTTGCATTTGAGAGAGGAGTTTTCTTCGAACCATTTCGTCCATTTTGTATTTATTATTATTCATCATAAATCGACCGCCTTTTTTTGCGCTCCGAGGGTGACATCCACTGACCATTTTGGTCGTAGTATTGACGATCGTCCGCAGCGGTTTGCTGCGCTCCCCACTGATTCCTTGCTTGCTGGCCAGCATACATACTGCTAGCGGCATTGGTTACGCCTTGAACCTGGGTTGCCCTATCAACATCAGCTTGCCTTGCCGCGTCCCGCTCCATTCCAAGAGCTCCGCTCATAGCTCCTGCCCATTTGTACTGATCATCAAATTGCTGGCTAGCTATCCTATTTCGGTCTGCTCTCTGCTTTGCGGCCCAATTCGCTTTTCTCTCGGCTATATCATTTTGGAAGCCGCGCTCCCCTCTCAACATCGCGTAGCGTTCGCGCTCGATATCATCGGCTCGATTACGCTCCCCTCTCGCCCACTCAGCACCGTATTTTGTCAGGCTGTCACTTCGATCAAGATTTGCTTCCTGAGCGCGATTACGATTTCCCACGTTACGGTTGGCTATATCTTGCTCATTTGCCAGGTTGGTCCGCTGCGCCTCATTCATCGACAGAGCGCGTCGGTTTTCATAATCCTGACGAGTTGAAGCCATTCTTCTATTAAAATCATTTATAATGGACGCATTTTTATCAGCGAGAGTCATTTCCTGATTATAAATCTGCCCACCAAGATTTGCTCCGGAGGCTAAGGCTTCAAGCCTCCTCCTCTGTGCATCGCTTGCCGCTTGCATTTGCGCTAAAGCTTGCTGATTACCAGCGGCCTGTCCAGCTTGCATCTCCCCAGCGAATTGCATCCCAGCGCCCAGCTGTCCCCGCCTTGCAAAACTCTGCTCCAAAGCTTGCTGTCTACCTCTTGTGTCCATACCTGCTTGCTGGCGAGCATTAAAAGCAGCTTGCGCAGAAATAGCATCATCTCCGGTCTCTCCCATGGCCATGTAGCGTTCAAGGGCCTTTTTCTGGGCGCTACGCCCTTCCAAGGCTTGCTGACTCTGCTTTACCAGTTCTGGGCTTTGCTCGGCAATGTAAGGCGCTAGCTCGGGGGTATACTTCCCGACAAGTTTTAAGTCCTCGGGAGTCAGCCTCGACGTGTCAAATTTTGGAGCCTGGGCTGGGTCCGAAAACCTGGGCTGGGCAAGGACTTGCTCATGATATTCCGGAGGAGCGTCGATAGAGACATCATAATCGGGCGGTTTTATTTTTTCAAAAAGCGCCCTGATTTCTTTCAGCCGTTTTCTGTCTGCTCCTCGCGCTCTTTCAGCGTTGTAAGCGTTGACCAAGGCCCCTGTGGTTAGTATCGCCGCTCCCACAACTAATGGTGCTACCATATTAGTAAGCCGTCCTTCCGTATTTGCCGAATGCTCCAGCTAAAGGATCATCCGGATCGTCTATTGGAGTTATTCCACTAGGGGGGTATTGATCAGGGTAAAATGGCACGACATCGGGATTGGTCTCGATTTTAATCTGACCAGGTTGTCCTGGGCTTGGAATGTTTGCGGGAGTCCCTGGCATTCCTGGCATACCCCTAATTGCTTTACGCAGTGCTTCACGGTAACCAGCATCATCCCAAGTATAGCGTTGAGATCCTGCCTTACTACCGGCTCGATATCTTGTCGGGTCCATGAGTTCTTCAGCGATTTGATTCATCTCCAAAGCTTCCGCTTCCGTAAGGAAGTCCTCCGCGTTGCCTGAGCTAGGACCTAGGTCTTTGTAAAATTGGTTGATATCGACCATGTTGGGGTCTACTTGGAAGTTGCCAAATTCACGGCCCACCTGACCAGCTGCGGCATTTGCATAAACCCTTGGATCCGGTAGAGGAGCGTTGAATTTACCCATAGCCTCCACTATGCGGTCGACGATCTCCTTTTTTCTACCCTGCGCTTTGGTGTCCGCAGCTTCGTTTATTCCCGATGCTTTTCCAAAGAGCGCTTTAATGTAGTCCTCTGTTTTAAAGCTTGCTGGACCAGCCGGTTTAGAACCCGCGACTTTTGCCGCTCCACCTTGACCTAAAAGTCCCATGATCGCGTTGAATCGGGTCGCTTCCTTCTCGTCGAAGAAATTATCGGCAGTTATCCCCGCCGTACTCGATACGTTTAAAAAGCTAGCAGGATCGATCCCGAATGCGGCCATGGCTTCAGGAGTAAGGTATTTCGCCAGGTCTGGCCTCTCGATTTTTACCTCATTAATCCGCTTAGAGATCTCCGGATTTTTGAGCGATTCATCGATAAATGCCGCCCTTCTAGCAGGGTCCTCGCTCATGGCTTTTACGTCGCCCTGAAAACCCTCTAGCTCCTTAGTTTGAGCACCCTCGATAATCGCTTTTTGATCAGCAAGATATTTCTTGATCGCGGTTTGAGCAGTGGTCAGATTTTCTTTACCCGCCTTTGCTACTGTCGCCTCGACCCCAGTGTCCTGGTTGGCATAACTTGCCGCTTTTTTTGTCAGGTCTTGTTGGCGACCCTCTAAATTCCTGAGGGTCTCGTAAAATTGGGGGTCGGCCCGAAGGACGCCAGTGTCAAAAACAGCCTGACCAGCTGAGTAGCTCGGACCATACTGGCTTCGCAGGTAACCGGATATTCCTGGGGTCGATTTAAAATTCTCGATGTCCTCGATATTGTAGTCAGTCTGAGGAGCCCATGCTTTAACAGGCTTGGGAGCCGCTTGACTGATCGTGGTCGCCACTTTGCTGCGCTTGTCAGCATCACCCCCAATGGCCGCTTCGACATCGGCATCGGGGATATCATAAATCTGGTCGGCCTTGCCCGTCTCAACATACTTATTAGCCTCCTCTTGCAGCTTCGTGTCTGCAGCTGTCAGGTTGGCTGATGTCTGCGACATGGCCGGCATGACACCCTGGGCTTTAGGCTGTTTTTGTGCAGCTTCATAGGCTCTCTGGGCACCTGCGTTTTGTTGCTGGGGAGTTGCAAAGCTTTTGGGAGATCCCCCGGATCCGGAGCTAATATCACCCTCGATGCTCGACTTCACCTCGCCTTGCGTCCCTTGGGTCGATTGCACCTGGCTGTCGCCTTGCTGCGCATTGGGATCTCCCCCAAAGATATTGGCCTTTGGGTTGTTCATTTGATTCATGATTTTTTCAAAAGCGTAGGCCATTATCTGACTCCTTCAAGTAGATCCCTAGCCGTGTCCGCAGTCGGAAGCGCTGGCATGTCCTCAATTTTGGAGCCGTCCATTTCACCACCTTCGGGAGGCATCGGGGGAGGAGGAGCTCCAAGTCCACCTTCTGGCATTTTCCCCGTTCTGATCATGGCTGTCAGGGTTGGGTCCTGGTCCATGGCCAGCCTGTAATGCTCCTGAATATGCTCGAGGAAGATCTGGTTATACTGCCCATGTAGGCGAATTCGTGGATCATTTAGAGCGCCAGCATGTTTTTTCATATGTTTTGGGTGATCGTCAGTGATCAAACTCGGCACCTGATTGCCCTTAGACATCTCCTCATTTTCTGCCTCGATCAGGTCGTCCTCGGACAACTCGTCTTTTGTCAGCTGGGACAATGGCTGACCTTCTAAGATGCTGACATAATCTCCCCACAAATCCCTAGGCATTTGTAAGAGTTTTTCAGATATCTCAAGGCGACCTGCGATGGTCTGCATAAGCGGGTTTTGCATGCCGATTCGGATCCCAGCAATCGACTTGAGATCCGCTCCCGTGTAGGACTTTGCTGTAAGCTGGTTGTTAGTCCCCGACATCATCACCTTACGCTCAATACCACTGCCAAAAGTAACAAGACAGTTAAGAGCATGTTTAACTGATCGGGATATACAATCATTCATCGCTTCTTGAAGGGACGTAGTAAACTCAATTGCATTTGCTGAGAGTGTCGCAATCGCAACACCTGACGAGGCTCCGGAAGGAGGAGCACCTCGTAATGCACCATTTAAGTTTATCATTTTCATCATCTGATTTTCCATAAAATCAGCGAATTTATAGTTATCCGGCGATGATGACATCAGATTTAGGACTTCGGGTTTTCCACCACCAGGAATATTTTGTGGAGTGTAAAAAGTAAACCGCATCCCCCCTATTTCCTGCACGTTAACATTGGCAGAGCGAGGGACCGCGATGTTTTGGACGGCAAATGCTGACAGGTTGGTCGCCTGGGCGGAGATCGAGTTATCAAACATCTCTTGGCATGCCATGAGGTTTGAATACTGGGGATATCCGAGAGTCGCTCCCATGACTTGCTCGGGGATCATAGGCTCTACGGGGATAGTGCCATATGCGTTATGACCATCGTAATAAATGCATTTTGGCCCCGAATACATGATCATGCGCCCTTTAGGGATTGCAGCGCATGGTCTGACGTAGAGCTCCCAACAGTAAATCATGTCGTCATTTTGAGTAACCCTCTCAAACCATGACCTGACACCTGAGACGGTAGCCATGGCAGGAATTGCGAGGATCTCGTCGGTCAACTCTGGGTGTTGCGCGATCAAATCCCACCGGCTTTTCACGGTCCGGACTTCCACCCATGGCACGTCGTCCCACACGGGGATAGTGCTGTCGTAATAGACATCGAAGGGAGTATGGACTGTCATGTCCACTTGCCCTTCGTAAATCACAGCACCGTCCTCGTCTAGGATCGGCTCATTATCGCCCTTGTCAGTGCGTAGGCGGGTATACATAAAGGCTATACCCGCGACGATCGCGCATTCTGTCAGCTGTTTTTTCTTGTGATCGAGTCTCTGGGTCTCGACAATCTGAGCAGCAACCGCGTTGCCGAGTTTGATCGTGTCCATAATTTCGTTATTCATGACTTCCGCGAGGGCTTTAAGACTCAGGGGATTTTTAGTCACAAGTGTGACCATTTGCCTGGTCATAGTCCGGGCTTGAGGGGTATACATCCGGACGAGCTCGCCTTGGAGTCCTTCGAATATCAAAGACGTGTCCCAGGATCCGGGATGCAATATAGGGGAGTAGTAGGCCAGGATATTGCGGACCCATGCGGTCCTAAAGGGTGACGTGGAGTAGATCCCCCACTCGTTATGAATCTTTGCGAGTTGGTCACAGATTTTATCGCCTTCGCCTAATAGCCAAAATTCATTTTTCATTATCTAGACACCCTTTCGGCGTATGCCCTAATGGCCCATGACTGTGCTTGAAGGTTAAGGCTCTCACCCGCCTCAACGTGCTCGATCACAGTCTGCATATAAGTGCTGCGTTGTTGTTGTAGTGGGATATAGATCCGGCATATGGGGGATGGTCCGGTCCCAATGGGCAGGTCAATCCCGTAAGACTGGCTAAAATAATCAAAGGCCCATGGGAAGTATCCCCAACCTGCATTCTGCCAAAGACCCTTCCATTCGATCTCGGTGCTTCCTAGAACCGTGTCCCCGATAAAGTAAAGAATCAGCCGCGACGCTTGGTCTGAGCGAAAATGCAGCTGGGTTTGTGCATATTGCTTCGATCTCCCTACGAGTCCCGCATGGAAGGGAGCGGTCCTGATCATGGACCGGATCCGACCATACAGAATGGGCTGGTTACCTGCCTCAAGAGTGGTCTGGTTTAGGAGAGCGCACAAATAAGTGTTGGGAGCCGTTAAAATGGGGGTTGTTGTAATTCGGTTAATCGTATTGTTGAGAACTAAAATGTCCCCTGGCTCGGGGGATGCTGTCGTGATCGAGATAATCACAGACTTGAGATCAGACCCCACTGACAGGACTGTCGTCGGGTAGTTTTGGTCCGCAAAATCAAGCCTGGTCTGCTTATTGCGCTCCTTCAGGATGTCGTTAAAGAGATCGACAAGGTAAAGGGTGTCAGAAGGTCCGACTGTCCCAGCTACAAACAGTTTGTCCCAGGTCGTCCACTCGTCGGTCTGCAAATTGTAGACATGGCATATCGATAGTGCCTGGTCATTCGGCCTAGTGCAGGTCAAAAGGTAAAGGCGCTCTGACTCGTAGGCGAGTCCATGAGCAAGGCTCTCGGCTCGGCCTAAGATAGGCCTAATATCCTCCTCAATTTTCCGACTGATGATATTGACTGCGGTCTCGCTGATCAGGACGACTCCGACGTTGCTCAACATCGCGACTTGGTTGTTGACCACGGCTACAGAGTCCGGAGCGACACACAAAACTGTCGAATCTAGGATGGTCACGACAAAGTTATTAGGGTCGTCACCGGAAAGCCTAAAAACCCCGTCTCTTTTGATGATAATGAGGGAGTCTCTGAGTGCCGCAATCCGTTGGATCGGCTCGTTTTCACTCCCCACGGGCAAAAATTGGATGGTCGGGACCGCTTCAGGCTCCGACACCTTTGAGACATAGAGGTTATGCCGGTCTGTGGTCGAATTGCTGACCACGTCCCCGTAGGTCACGGCTAAAACAGGCTCAAATCCCGCTCCCGCTCCGCTACTCGACGACCTGACAGCGATCGAGCTAGGAAAATTTCTTGCGAAAATACCAAACTGACCTGGGACTTCCGTAAAGTCTGAAAGGTAACGCCCGTAACAGAGTCCACCGTTGCGTCTTGAGATCGCTTTGACGAGTCCCTGCGCGGTCTCTGCTAGCTGGACGGCTACGGACGAGCTCGTTTTGTTGAGTTTAAAGATGGGATTGGTCCCGTTGCTTACTCCCTCAAACCAAAGGGCTGTAGGAGTGCCAGAACCCGTCAGGGTGACGTTGAAATTTGCTCCCGCGACTCCAGACACTATCCCACTCTGATTCGCATAGGACCCGCCTGTGAAGTTTGAGACGTAGATCACGTCCCCGTTGGAAAAACCGTGTCCCGTGTAGGTGATTGTCAGGGTGCCGGCTCCCGCGATCACGTTGCTGTAAGCGAGGGTGTTGGCGACTCCCTCTCTCGCGACATAGGTCTCCTCGAAGGTCGCACCATCGATGATCCTGATAATGAATTGGTCACCGGCAGTGATCACGGTCGCGTCAACCACGCTTAAATCAAGGAAGGCCCTGGTTGTCACGTCTGCATAAAATGCATAGTTTTTGAATAAAGCTAGGTCATTTGCCTTTGGGGGGCGAGCGTTGGCTTGAAATTCCCCTTCTTGGGTGTTTTCGTTTGTGTAGAGCTCGGCTCCCAGCAAAAGACTCGGCATCGTGTCTTGGTAGAATAGAATATTCGACGAGATCTCAGCTGCAGTCAGGGTCCTTTGGGTCGCCAGCCGATAGTCACCAAAAACCGCTCCCGCTATATCGTACAGTCCGCTTCGGTATATCTGCACAAACCAGCCTTGGGTCGTGGATGCACACTCCTCGGGGACTGATACTTCGAGGAGGGTCGCTTCGGCCCTGCCATACTTGATCGTCCCCGACGTGGGATCGCCCGACGTGACTGTGTAGGTAAATGCCGTGGGAGTCGTGACTGTGATCACAAAGGTCCCATTGGCGTTCGCATCGACCGCGTCACTCAGCACCAAGTATTGACCCGTCAGGAGTCCGTGATTGAGTGACGTGGTCACGGTCACGGTCCATGGACCGGCACCTGAGGACGTATAGCTTGCCGATATTTTTGGGTTGGTCAGGGTCGCGACATCGCCAGGAGCGCCAAGGATCAGGTTGTCATTTGCATCTTTTCGGCCAAAGACCACGCGATATCCCACGACCTTATCAGCTTCAAACCAGCTGGCAGGGACTCCGGGGATAAACTGCGCTGAGGAATCTTGTCCCGAGGGACTTCCTACGGACTGGACCAAACTGTTATAAGCAGTGAGTTTTAAGACTCCGTTGTCTGTCGTGACATAAATGTTTTCACTCGCGGCCATGACTCGGGGGATCCGCGTCCCAGTGATCGACCAGGACACCCCAGTCTCAGCTGTCAGGTTGGTCTCGGCTCCGGTCTCATTCGGTGACACCCCACTGTCGGTATAATAACTGGCCTTCGTGTCGTACAAACTGACAAGCCGGTCCTCGTATTTGACCAGGGCTTTGAGGGTCCCCGTAACAGGGACAAAGTAGTCATAAAAGCCGCGTCTTTTGGAGATAATAAAGTCACGACCCACTGTAACATTTTCAGCGACTTCGAGCGCACCATCGGGCACCTCAAAACTGTTACGTTGAGCATACCGTCCCCTAAATTGTCTAATCTCAGGATAGCTGTAGCTCATGGGGGTCCTAACCAACGTCTTTGGCTAAATTTGTTTCCGCGCACAAGAGACCTGCGGTTGATCACGATTACAGGCTCACCATCGATCCTTGGGGACATCAGTGATTTGAAGTCCTTTTCCTCGGCAGGAATATCGACTTTCATTATTTGATTAGCAGCGTCATAATCTCCAATCGCTTGAAGGATGCGGTAGCAAATATGAGAGCGCAGTAGACCAATGCACTCGTTAGGAAGGCTATTGCAAACAGGGCTATAACCTTGCGGACATACATAATCACCTACGCTCAAGTTTGAGGGGACTTGTCCCGCAGTAAAACTAACGGTATTTCCTGCGACACTCAGCGCTGTTCGGTCAAACTCCAAAACCGAGGAGCCTGACTTCTTTTTCACAAAGTCTACGTCAGTGCCGTTCGTTAAAAACGAAGGAATGGAGGCTAGTGTGACTTGGTCAAATCCCGCAACATCATACACAACACCCGTGACTACGCCAGCATCACCCTCGACCATCAGCTTCGACGGGGGGAGCCTCCAAAAAACTCTTAACTCCATTCCGGTCGTGTTGTCAGGGACTTTAGGGACTAGGCAAATCTGGTCGCCTCGGAAGTAAAACCCGACGATGCTAGTTGAGATTATAAAACTGTTTATGTCCTCTAATGCAATCAGCGGGAGACTACGGTTATTCTGCAGCGAATCAAAAAGCACTAGATCCCGTACTCCACGTGCAGCGGCCCGGTAGGGGATATCGTAGAGGGTTTGTCCACCCACGATAGGGATCGAATCCTGACGCACGAAAAAGTCGGTGTCAAAACTCTCGATCAGCGAGACGATCCGACTCGATATAATCTCGTCAGCAATCTGCAGCATGTCGGCATCAGTCAAAAGCGGTTGGCTTGCTGGCACACTGACCGCTCGCTTCACGACTTTTAATAGATCCGTACTAGATATCATTTGTCACCGAATTTGTACGATGGTTTTTTAGTCTCTACTGCCATAACAATTCCCTTGGTCCTGCCAGCTTTAGCTGGGGATTTACGGGTCTGCTTCATGAATTTAGACATGGTCTGCTTAAGGTCCTCACCTTCAGGCTCCATGGCATTTTCCTCCTCCTCCGTAATCCCGCCAGCATGCTCCTCTGCCTCCTCCTCAGGAGTCTCAGAGGCTTCGTGGAGGGCTTGGGTTGGGTCAACTGATTCGTCACCCTCGCCTTTTGCTTCCATTTCAAACATCGCCTGGATCAAGGCTTTGAGAGCCTCCATTTTCTTGTCTTTGACCATGCTTCCCATATGCATTTTTTTATCCTACCGCTAAAGGTATGGTTGTCCCGCTCTTTATTTCAGCGTCCTTTTTTACTGCTAAAACCCAATCTTGCCCTAAATATACTTCACAATCTAACCACTTCTTAATCTCTCTTACACACCCACCCTCTAAATACAAAATCATTTTGTTTTGTTCAGGCTCATATCTATGACCTATAACTTTTTGCTTTTGCCATAAAAACCCTCTTTTCCACTTAAAAACATACGACATTAATTAGCTCGCATTAAATACACTGCGTTTATATATGTAGGTAAAATACTAAAAGAAGTTAAAGAGCCGTTTGTATAATTGACTGTTACCGAGTGAGTATGAGACGCCTCAGCTGCAGTATTACCTGAGATAGTTTGAGCCGCTGCAGTTCCCGAGAGACTGTGAGTGTGATCTCCTACACCGTCAGTGCTATTGCTACTCGGATTGATACCAGGGTCACCCGTATTTGAGATAAAAAAACCACCGGCAGAGTTAGTCCTTGTTTGGATGGTATGGCTATGACCACCCGCGCCAAGCGCTGTTCCAGAGATAGAACTAGTGCTGTTACTCAAACCAGAGGCACCATGGCTGTGAGAACTACCGGCACCTGAAGTCCCCGAGGAGGTTAAAGAAGGAATATTTGCAGCTGCAAGTGTGACCGACGAAGCACCGCTTATGGTATTGCTTGAAGTCGAATTTCCACGGAGAAAAGCGTTGTTATTGATGTTGGGGACAACCTGGCCCGACATGGCTCCACTTGCTAAAGTTTGCCCTTGGCATAAAACAAAACCATTGGTGTCTGGATTTGTCGTGGCCACTGTACTGTATGCGCCCGTCAAATGCGGGAATGTTGCGATCACTGAGCCTAAAGGCAAAAGTCCGACTGCGCTCCATGTCGGTGCCGCTACACCATTGGTGCGTAAAACCTGACCACTGGTCCCAGCTGCAAGTCGGACCGCAGCACCTCCAGTGTCCCCGTAGATAATATCGCCCTGAGTGGTCATTGGGTTGGTTAAAGGACTTGTCCAAGTCAAACCGGAAGCCTGTGCAGAATTCGCTGTCAAAACTGTCCCGTTCGCACCTACTGCGACGCGAACATCATCGGTGCCGTCGTTACTGACAAGGTCGCCTTTGGTCGTGAGCGGAGATAGCGCGTTAAAAGCCAATGTTGCTGTTATTTGCCCTGTGCCGCCTCGGTTGATCGGAAGGGTGTTGATTGTCCCACCATCAATAGGAAGTCCCGTTCCGCTAGTCAGGACTATGGCAGAGGGAGTCCCCAGGGCTGGGGTGACTAGCGTCGGGCTATTCGCAAACACCAAAGCGCCCGTCCCAGTCTCGTCGGTCACTGCGCTGGCGAGGTTTGCACTGCTTGGAGTCCCAAGCCATGTTGCGACTCCAGCACCAAAAGACGATATCCCCGTCCCGCCTTTTGAGACTGGCAGGATCCCCACAAAGTCTGCAGGAGTGACTTGTCCAGGAGCGATGAATGGGCCAAAGGTATCCCAGTTGGTCCCGGTAAATACTAAGACGACACCCGTATAATTGGACGATAAAACAAGGCTTGCAGCGCCTTTTATTGTCTCAGCACCGTTCGGTGTAATGGTTATGTTATTGGTCCCGGCATCGCCTTTTCCATCGACGATGATAAAGACCTGCTTTGCGGCACCCGCGGGAAGGTTGATAGCCACGGCTCCGGCTACTGTCAGGTTGGACACCACCACGCAGTCTGTCGTAGCGCTGACTGTCACGGGACTTGTGACCGCGACTCTGGCCGCAAACTTCTGGAAGCTAGTCCCTTGGGCACTATCAGCGAGTGCTTGAAGGAAGCTAGATAGCTGGGTCCAGTTGAGCTCGTTATTGAGAGGAATATTGTAACTGGTTACGACGGGGTTAGTTCCACCACTCGGCCATTGTTTTGAAATTGGCATTCAAATCTCCTGAAAAAAAGAGCCGAACCTCCCCTGTAGCGGAATCTACAAGGGAGGCTCGGCATAGGGCCTTAGGCTTTACCCCCCCACACGTCGATTAGCTTGCAGCTTCGTCGTTAATGTTATAGAAGTAAATTTGTTTAGCTGGCTCATGGTTGAAAAGATATTGGTCGGAGTACGAACGTATACAGTACCCGGCTTGGTTCTGAAGGGCGAAAATTATGTCTTGATTCATGCCTGGGACCTGGAAGGAAACTTCTGCGGATCCGGAGCGTGACCAAGAACTCGATTGCAAAGCCATGGCACGGCCTTCCTTCATCATCCTATGCGGCCTAAAAGTAGCTTTCCCCGCTTGGGTATAAAAGGTAACAGATTCAAAGCCTTGCGTCGCTTCGCCAGACTTGTAGGAGCTATCGTAAACTCGCAAACCAGCTTCAGTGGATGCAATGGTCGCCCAGCTGCGTGGGTTTAACCACACGTCGAGATCACCTTCCAAGTTACCCTTGTTAACTGCGTCAGCTACAGCTTCCTGGAAGCGAGGCAAGGTAATTTTTTGATTACCGCAGTCATACTGGTTTGCAGACCAGAGAGAGTAAGTCGTGTTGTCGATTCCAAAGAGTGAACCGTTCCTGGTCAGGATATACTCAGCACCGAAGTAATCCTTGCCAGCGCCTTGCTGTCCTTCGAAGCAAATCCGCGAGGAGCCTACGGAAGCCGCAGCAATAGGAGTGAAGTCTACTTTCAGGATGCCGTACTTCGAATCCACGGCTACCAATTTACCTGCAGCTTGGACAACGCCAGCGGCAGATACTTGGTTAATCTTGACACCTTCAAAACCGAGCCACAATCCTGCAGCAAAGTCGCCTGGAGCAAACAAGATATATTTACCAGCTGCGTTGATCCCGTTGGTAAAGGTTAGGGATCCAAAACGGGTGTTGGGAAGGGTCCCAGTGCCGTTGGTAAAGGCGACTCCACGGTAGACTTGGGAGGCATATGAGACAGCGCCAAGGAGGTTGGGGCTTCGTCCATAAAGACGCAAAGATTCTTGCAATCTGTTATGACTGCGAAGGTTGTTTCTCACGATGAATTTGGTTGCATCGAAGAACGCTTTATCGCCACCACCAGCGGATCGCGACATTACACCCCAAGGAATTACACTCGGGAGGACAGAAATAAATGGTGCTACTTCGGTCTGTTTTACGGTCCCAGCGGAAGCAGGGTTGAGCTCAAATGCATCACTTGAGTCAGAAAGCGTAAAGCCAACTTCATTAGTTAATACAACGGCTTCCACGTATTTCTCGCCCACCTTCTGCTTCTCGGAGAAGGGGATAAACTTACCGAGTGGTTGGTCCTCTGGGAGGAGGTTGGTCAACTCACCATAAACTCTTTTGAAGGTCTGTAAGACATCGGCATTACTTGTCTGAGACATTTATATTACCCCTATAATTTGTTTTTTATTTAGATTTGAAAAGGAATCGGACCGAGATAATCCCGCTGGTCAACGCATCAAGTCCGGTCATGACAAGGCGCACTGCAAGGTTACCGTTGGCACCCTTCGCGCACTGGTTTGTCAGAGAGGAGCTAGTCAGCGTAGCTACCGAAGGCAAGGACTTCTCAACCCGAGTGGTCAGGTCGTCTACGTAAGCTTCGACTCCGTAGAGCTCGTCAGCCTGTCCACCGAAGTTACAGAGGCAAGCAAAGGCGTCGGTCCCCATCGCGGTCGCGTCAAACTGTGCGAGCAAAAACTCGTTTGTGGTCCCAAGAAAATCATCGATCACAGCTTGGGAAGCAAGTGCGTCGAAGGTTGTCAGGGTAGGGGTCCCTTGGGGGAGTTGACTCACGGTTTTAGCCGCAGTGATTTGAAATAAAAATTGGACGACATGCGGGTTGTTGCGTCCAATTTTGTCCTGCCAAAAAAATAGTCCTGGACTTGTAGCCATGTTTTAACTATCTCCCAAATTTCTTTTCTAGTTTTTGAAAAAAGTCGTCTGTCGTAACACGCTTACCGCGCTGTGGTGCTGGCTTGTCCGTAGTAGATTGGCCTTGAGGACGGGCGAAGGGTGCTTGCGACCTGGCTTCATTCACGAACATTTTGCGGAGTGCCGCTATCTGTTCCTTGCTGAAAATCTTGAGGACTTCTTCGGGGGAGGCTACGTTGAGGTACTCCTGGACGTCCTCGGTCAAACTCGCTTTGGCTAGATCTAAGGCTTTCGAGGATGGCAATGGCGCTTGGTTTTTCTCCAGATTCGCGTACATCGCTTCGGCTACTCGCCTAATTAGTCTTGGTGTTTTTTTACCTTTGTAGGATTCTAGCGCCTTGCCTATCTCCTCGTCAACTTCGCTATAGGCCCTTTCCAAAATCTGAGCCTCAGCTTGCTTGCGCTGGGCTGATGTCATTTCGTCGAGTTGCTTTTGCAGCTTTTCCCTCTCGGCTTCGGCTTTTCTTCGTCCGCGCTCGGATTCGGGGAGTTGCTCATACTCAATTTGCGTCAGGAGTTTTTTCTCGGCCCATTTAAGGACTTGCTCCTCAGGGACTCCCAGCTCGCCAGAGATCCACTCAAGGTCACCTTGGAGGGCGCGTTGTTTACGCGCCTCCTCGGTTTTCCTAATGGCAGCTGCCTCCTGCATGCGCTTGTTGGCAGCGCGTGCATGAGAGTAGCCACGCTTTAGTTCATCAAGGTCAACGTCGAGCTCCTCACCATCGACGGGCACCCGATATCTCTCAGGAGGCTTCGGTGCTGCGGGGGGAGGAGTGGGAATAGAACTAGCGTCAGGAATATCATTTCCCGACGACTGCATTGCATCGTCCATTATATAGCCTCGCCTATCTTGGTTAGAGTTACCAAACAGGATAAGGCTCTATTTTTAATTAGTAAAGAATTATTATTTCAACTTCGACGGGAGTGGTTGGGACGGGGGAAAAGACTGCGACGACAAAGGGTTTGCCGTTGGCTGTGAATCCCCACTGTATAGGCTGGGCGAGCGCGAAGGATGTCTCAAGGACCCGCCTTGCCCTGATCTCGGTCGGGCGTTTTGTCAGGTTGATGGCTACGCTCGCATTCTGGGATAGCTTGAGGGTCCGGATCTCGCAGTCCATGTTGTCGGCATAGGTCAGACCATTGCGCAGTGCTCTTAATGTTATTTCAGCAAACTGCGCTTGGAAGTTTATAAAATCTTGGAGGGACTGGCCAGCCTCGGTCGCAAGGGCTTTGGTCGCATCAAAGATTCTTTGAATAGTTATTTTTGCCATTGGCGAAACTCCCAAAAGAACGGACTCCCCCAAATTTATTCGGAGGAGCTAGGGTCTCAATATCTATGGAGTCATCATTCTGAGGTTTTAGCACAAAATGCCGTTCATCACCCACAAAATTTTGGAAGCGCTGGGGGTTATCCCTATTCTGGACGCGGTTGGCATACATGAGCGCAGCAAGGGCGTCGCAGTGACCGATCCCCTCAGGCTGGTCGAATCGTTCAAAATCTGTCCGATGTTTATTGAAAACCCCTCCTCGGATGGTGCGAATCAGGAAGGCGCAGCGGGGGTGAATCATAATCTGATCGAGCTCGAATAGGTTGGCCATGCTTTGGACCGACGCCAGCCAGTCAGACTTAGGCGGGGTCGTAAACTCCTCCTTGAGATCGAATAGGTCGATCAGGGTTTGACCCTGGACATCGGCATGCTTCGATTCAAAGTCCCAATCTCCCCATTTTTCCCGCATTCCCTTGACGATTGCGCTGGTCGGGGTGTTGCGCTCATACATCAACTCGTCCCATATCAGAAGCTTGTTGTTAACGTAGTCGTAGGTATGGACGAGCGCGACGGTCAAGTCTCGGACACCTCCCCAGTCGGCAGTCAGCTGCAGGTAATTCGGGTTTGGCAGGGTGAATTGCTTGACGTGTCTGACAGGGTCGAATCCTGGGATCACGACTTTCGACATCACTCTGATAATCTGCGCCAGGTATTCCCGCTTCCATGCGTCCGTATGCATACCACCGCACCTGCGAGCGGCCTCCTCTATTTGCTCTGGCATGATCGACGGGCTGTCGTAGACGGTATACTGGAACAAAGTCCCGAGCATGTCGCATTCAGGTAGGACCCTGACATGCAGGGGATGGTCTGGCTCCTCGCTGGGACTAGACACGAATATCTCGATCCCGTTGGAGCGGAGGAGTTGGGGTCCCATGACCGAGTCGACCCCGTAGTTGAAGTCGTCACCATGCACGAATCCGCATTCTTCATAGATGATCAGGCTGGCATTGCCTCCCCGATTGCCGTCTACATACGCCCGTTCGAGCGCTCCTAGGCGCAAGGACGAGCCGTTGAATAGGTTGTAACGGTATTCGCTCTTGGACCGCTTAAGCAGTCCAGGGGGAGCGTCAGCCATGATGATTGCCAGGTTGTCGTTAACTAGGTCCTGGCATTGCTTGAATGTCGGAGCGATCACTCGCGCTATCTTTTTCGGGTTTTTAAGCAGGTATTCGAGAGCGTAGGCGCATGCCCAGTAGGTCTTGCCTATCTGCCGACTAGACAGGATGCAAATCTTACGGGCTTGGGTTGACCGGACGGTCGCTGTGATTTTCTTTTGCAGTGCATCGAGTTTGTATTGTAACTCCCCACGGCACCATAGTGCGTTGACTACCGTCCCGTAGGTGATGTTTTCAAGGTCGATCATTATGTGACACTTTGAGGGTGTTTTTTATATATTCATCAAATTCAGAACCAGACAGCGTTAGCCTCATTTTTTCATAAGTTTTTTTGTTAACTAAGAAAAATGGTCCGACTTCTATATAATTGTCGTCAGGTATAAAATCTGCGTGATCGTTTGTAAAAAAATCAACTCCAAAATTGTCGTAGGGAGCCTTAAATGGATCGTCTTGGATCATTTCTTATTCTCCCGCAGTATTTCGCCTTCAATCAGGGTAAAGCTCGACACAAGAATCTGGACCGCGATCGCAATAGCTCCTGGGTCTATAAGCTTTTCTAGCTCAGTACGGTTGTTAATCTCATGGGCTAGCTCACCGAATTTCGATGCTAGTTCAGCTAAAAACTTGTATTTTTGCTCTCGCTTTAAGATGCCTATGACGACATCTTGGTTTGCTGAGTAGACTTCTAAACTTTCATCAACGGTCATTTCCTCTAATCCTTGTTTCTTCATATATGCAAAGATTTATATGGGTAGCGTATACAGTTATATACCTTTTACAGTGAGGACAATCTATCTGATAAAAATCCCCGTCTCTATGGTCCTGCACAAATCGCATCTCTTTTTCCTCGACAACCATTCCAGCCTGACACTCTGAATTTTTGCATAGCATGTAATATTTTTTAGGTTTTGAAGGAATGATTGGAGGCTTGATTGTGATCATTTCATTCGCCCTCGGTCATTGCTTATCCCATTCACGTTCCATTCACGTTTTGTGAGTATGGCTCATTTTGTGAATATTTTAGTCATTTTTTCCTACCTGTTAAAACCTTCAATACATGATAAAACCACATCATAGCCAGTACAAGCCATGACAGGAGTAAGTAGACTTCTAAACTTTTTTGGTCTGTCATTTCTTACCACTTAAAACCTTCAATACATGATAAAACCCCATCATAGCCAGTACAATACACAGCCATGACAGGATTACAAGGGCCATAGACTCTAGCTCGATGTCACTCATAACTAGTTCGCCTAACATTTCGGTCTGGGTTTTGGCTTAGGCTTTTTTGGCATTTAGCGCTCCTCTCTGTGATTAAAAGTCTTTTGATTTTTCATATAACAATCTCTCAGCCTCTTCGCGAGTAAATACCACCTTACCGTTTTCATCCACGATCGTCCCATCAAATTTGCTAAACAGCTTCGGGACCGCCTTCCCCTTCACGGCCTCCTTGACCTTGGGGAATAGCTTCGCTTGCTCGGCTTCGTGGGATGGACGGCCTTTGTACATCTTGTCTTGGAGATCTTTTGATTGATCAAAGACTGTATCTGATCGGCCAAAAGGTTGGTCCTCAGATAGCGCATCCATCATACGTTTTACCGCTGGGTGCCTCTTGCTCATGATCGCTTGGTCTCGACCAAAATATTTATCAAGGTCGTTATATGCTTTCCACCCTGAAGAATATTCATCAAGTTGAGAGTCCAAAGCTTCATTAGCATGCATTTTTCTGAGCATGTCATAATCAGCTATTTTTGACTCTGGACCGGAAAGTCCCGTGATCGATCGCTGATCTTCTTTAAGTCCCAGCATCTTTTCAAACCCGTATTCATTCGTAATTCCCTTATTTCGCTCATACCGATATCTCACAAAATTTGCCAACGCCTGTTTTTGCTCTGGACTTGCATTTTGTAATTTCGGATCAGCCAAAATCTTTGTAATCGTTTGCTCAACCGGATCCATTTGCGCTTCAACATAGTTTCTCTTAGGCACGTCCTCCCTGATCACGTTTGGCCTACTATCCGGCAAAAACTCACTCTGCCCTACATCCCCAAACGCCTTCCCACGCTCGTCCATGCGGGAGGGTGCTACGTCCAGCTGGGAGCGGATTGCTGCGAATTTGTCAGGCTGGCGGGGGAGCGAAGCCTCGGGGTCGCCTTTGGGACCTTTAGGGGGATCGACTCGTTCCGGCCTAGGCTTATTACCCGTTATGTCGTCAATCCTGTCCTGTATCTTTACAAACTCAGGATCATCTCGGCTTAACCGATTTAATTTAAAATACAATTCATCTAGCTCACTACCTTTAATATTTTTTGAACCCTTGGGAAATTTAATTCTTTGTCTGTCTTTGTCTATTACGTAGATTAGTTTGTCATATTGATCGTTCAGGTAGCGGTCCTCTGGGGAACCTGATCGAGGCTTTAATGGGTTTTTGGCCAAATTATCCTTGGCTTCGACATATTTTTCTATAGCTTCGTTTAAATCTAAATTATCCCTATTTAGTTTTTTAAATTGATCGAGACTTTTTTCAAACTCTTGCCGACTGTCAAATTGATCATACCATCCACCTTTGGTAAGTGAGCTACCAATAGGAAGCTCGACGACTTTTAACGGGGTTTTAGGTTTTGGCGCAGGAGGCTCGACTATCTTAGGCTTGTTTTTCCTATCCTGTATCCTCTTTAACGCTTCATCAATGGCTTGTTGATTTTTTGCTGCGTCTAATTCTTCTTCATCTTTTAAAATTTTTCCCCATCTTTCTTTTTCTGCTTTTCTTAGCGCTTCTTCTTCTTCAAGTCGCTGTTGCTTTGTTTGCTTGCCTATGGGATTTTTCGTTTTCATCGCTTGCGCGAATTCTTTGAGTTTTGTCCACTCTTGGCCATGCTCCTCAGCTTTTTTCAACAAAGCCTTAAATTGCTCTTCTTTTCCTGGTAGTGGTCGATACCCCTCATGGGCTGGGTGTCTCGGACCACCTACCTTTTTCCCGTTTTGGATTGGCTCGGAAGTTGGATCAATCAATTTTCGTGCAGCTTCGATGTACTCTTTTTCTTTTTGATTGTGATATTTCAAAGGATCTTTTTTTAGAAGATTGCTCTCTTGCTCCAATGTTTCCTTTGTTACATCGCGGTAAGACCCGCCTGTCGGCAATTCTACAGGCTCAGCCTTCCCCGCTTGCTCCGCAATAATCTTAGCCGCGTTCTCAGGGTCCTCGACATGCATCGCCTTGCTTATTTTCCTAAACTTCCCCTTTTTCATCAGCTTCGCGACCGCTGGTAGGGGGATCAGAGTTGCAGCTACGTCAAACTCAGTCTGGGGGACAATCATGCTATGCGCTGCGCTAGGCACTGCAGCAAGACCCGCTCCCAAGTCCTCAAACCCAGCCTTGGCTAGTGGATCCACAACTCGCCTCTGCAGCATGTCGTCAAACTCCTCCTGGGCAAACTGGCCTGGGGGGAATGGGACGTTGTAGGGTTGGAGCTCGTCAGGTAAAGGCTGGGTGCTAGTCTGATCCTTATAATGCTCCGCGATCATCCTGCGCTTTTCCTCGGTATCCCTGTCAGGATTGTAGGGGGTCACTCCAAACGTCGAGCGGATGCGAGGAAAGTCCATGTTGAACACCTATTTTAAATAGAGTATAGAGTCGGATGTTGCCCTAACAGTCTAACCCATTTTAACTAGCCTTGAAATAGGACACTGTCGGGGTGACAAACACCCGAAAATATTATTCACCATGGTCACTTGTTTGGGAATCGGGTGTTTTTTCGACCCACACTATAAATTTCACGCCAAATAATTCAGTACAATTTAATAAAAAAGAACTCATGCCGAAAAGCTTGGTCTCGCCCAATTCTTGCTTTATTTTAACCATTTCAGCTTCAGTCACGTCTAACATTTCTGGAGCTTGGCCAAGGTAGGCTGCCATGTTGTTGATTCTGTGTATTTGTCTCTCGATTTCACTCATAGCTCCACCTTCACAGCCTTCGCATCAATCGTGTCAGGCAATCCCTCTATTAAAGCTATCAATTTCTCGGTCGGTATTTTCTGCAGCATTTCGTCCTCCTCGATTTTCTCATGAGCAATTTTCACCTTGCCAACCATGCGGTCGAGGATGAAATTTAGCTTGATTGGACAGCCTTCGCTAGCCGCTTTTACCAAGATTGCAGCAAGCGCAAGGTCGCCCATGGGAGTAGACGTGTCTTGGACCATCAGCTGCAGCTGGGTCCGCGACATGCGCCAGAATTTACTCAAGCGCTTTTTGATGGTCATAGTGTTTTGACCACCGACTCCAAACCCAGCGACGACCTTTTCCTGCTTCGTTATCGGCTGGCCGAGCTCCTTCGCTGCGGCCCGATTGTTGAATGCCTCGCCTTGGCTCACCCCACTAAAGAGTTTTTGAACCTCCTCAGCGCTGGGGGGGTCGTTAAAGATAGGTGCCGGATCGAATAGAGGCTCGCCCTTTTTCTCTTTTTTGGGGGGTCGGCCACGGCTTTTGTATTTTGTCATAAAATGCATTGCGCCACACTTATAGCGTGGTTGGCAATCTCCCCAAAATTGTTTTTATAGAATCTTAATTGTCGCTACGAGCGACTTCTAGCCACACAGAACCGTTCCATACCAGGGATAGGGTGTCATTAAGGGTCGGAGTCCAAGCGGCGCTTAAAGCGACGTTTCCGGCGTCTAGGAGCTGGCATGTCGTCGCACCCGCTGAGACCACCGTCAGGAGGAGTTGCTGGCCCATCCTGTAGCCGTTCGGAAAAGTGAATGTCCGGTTTGTCGCGGTCGTATTGTCGGAAGTTATCCTAATCAAAGCAGTTTCAGGCTGTAGGATCAAAACCTGATCGTCAGCTGTGAGGCTAACGTCCTGATTTACCATCCCTAATGGCTGACCTACAACTAAGTAACCGTCGCGGAAATTTGTCACGATCTAACCTCACGTCTGTAAGTTATTGATAATACTACTTCTTACCTTGTGTTCGATAAAAGTCAAGAACTTTAAGAGAGTCTTCGATAATATCGATCTTAGCAGAAAGTGCTTGATTTATGTCTGAAGCAGACTTCAGGTTTTCGATCGCCTGAGCTACCACCTTGTCGCACCGTTTTGTTAACCAGCTGTATTGCTTGACCGCGTAGTTGAGGACCCCCAGTAGCGTCAGACTCACCCCGAAGCTCAGTCCTGCCAATAATATCGCTAAATTATCCATTAATAGTGAATCCTTTTTGTCAGGTTGTACAGGTGCTTCGCCTGGTCGATACCAGTCAACTGTGCGAGTTGCGGGACGTGTATCTGGTCCCACTGATCCAAACGAACCCGCTTCACAGTCCTAAACTTCGCCAATGGTCCTTGCCCCTTGCGCTGTATTTGCACCATGCCGTTACCCTTCGCAGCGCGGTATTCGAATCCCCACAAGACCACTTCGGGGTCGAGGACTATCTCGTTTTTCTCCATAACCCGGCTCCCTATGAATTATCCATAGGTTATATCAGGTTATGGTCAGTTCGGGCTACGATTAATCAGGTAGGCCATCGATGAATTTGCGGACTCGGTCGTAAGTCTCGTCGTCCACGGGAAAAGAACCTGGACTATATTCCGTAATCCACGTGAAACCCACCATTTTCACTTCTTTAATTTGGCCATCATCCTCCTTGTACCGATCGATCCTGGCATTTACCGTGATGACGTTGTCAAGGTTGATTGCATGAGAGTTTTTTCCAGATACAATTTTGAGCCACATAATTCACCCCTTCGTTTTTAAGTGGCCGACTCCATACCGCCAAATGGCTTGAGTAAGCTAGAGGTTTTGGTTTGTTCCAGTTGTGTTCCACAGGAATAAACTACTTTCTGTTCATCTGGAACATTGTTTTTTCTCTGTACTTATATTTACTTATATTCTTTTGTTCCAGTTGTTCCAGTTGTTCCAGTTAAGAGAGAGAGTAAAGAGAACAAAGAGAGGGAGGAGACACAGTGTTCCACAGACCCTCTAGGGAGAACCGTTTTATCTGGAACAAGTGGTACACGACTGATTTTGTTAATCAATCGACTGGAACACAACTGGAACACAACTGGAACAACTGGAACATTCTCAGTCATTTCAGGTTATGTGAATAATATCGCTGTGTTAGTTTTTAATCCTTCACGAGAGTAGCGTAGGCATCTTCGCTGCGTTTTTGAAGAATAGCATAAGTAGGCTGGTCCGCTATAGGGCTGGCGAACCAAAAACACCTTAAAGAAAGACAGCCGATTCTCTTTTTGTCCAAAGATATTAAGCCAGCTTCAATAGCTTGCTTTTTAACAGACCGCCCAGTCCCCCCTCCACGATTACTCCTATAGCGTAGGCCATGAAAATCAAAATACCAATCGCTGACAATTTCAGTTGTAATTAAAATGTTAAACTTTTCTGGGGAAAGTATAAAATCATCACGACCATTTTCTATGGTCTGCTCAATATCTTTTTTATAAGCTTGAGGGACTTTATAACTTATTATCCTGGAATAGATAAAATCCCTAAATGCAACATGCTCCTCAGTCCTATCGACTAACCTCGCCTGATCAAGTTTGATCCCAGCACCGACGTCCTCACCCAGCTTATGCAGGATGGTCCGCTCCCACTCGGGAAATCTTGTAACGCATGGCCTGTCGAGATTGATCATAGGCATGGTCAGGTAATAGGCGCATTCGGCCACAACGGGCATACGCATTGTGTCGATGAAAGTAAGTACATTATGCTTGTACCAAGTGGTCCCTGGCCGAATGAAGTCCATTCTGCCCGTTACAGACCTACTCCCTAGATCTACTGTCAGGTGAGGGTTGTTGGCTGTCAGGATCCAAGTAGCGTGATTCTCGACCATCCTGTTACCCACACCATGGACATGACCCTGAAGGTATTTCGATGTCACGTAACGCTCGATGATGTCGCTGTTGAACATCTTTTTGACGTTATCTAGCCTGAAAATTCTTTTATTGGCATTGGCCATGAGATTGATAATAAACCGACTCGGCTCGTCGCAGACATTCAGGTCACACGGACTGAAAAAGAGTTCTTGGACCATCTCGACGAAGGTCGATTTGCCGATTTGTATCGTCTGGTCCGCGTCGGGGGGGCCAGCGATTACAAAGAGCGGACGCTTACCCTGTCCCTCGCTCCATGCCGCGGTTATGACGATCGCCTTCATGATCAGTCGGTCGTGTGCTGTCAGCGGGTTGAAGAAATCAATAAACGCATCGAGCGCTCCCGTGTAGGCAGGGACAATGGGGGGACTACAATGGATTTGCCCTGGTCCCTCTGGCCAGGTGGGGAGATCGGTCACAGTGCGGACGGGTGTAGCTCGGTTACGAATGCTAGTGAAGAATGGGTCCCACCTGACTTTTAAAGCCATGTCCCGATTCTTGAAATCGACAAAATACCCACGGTCATTAATCGCAGATTCTAGCTGTTTACCGTCCTCTACAAAGCGCATCGACCGCCAGCCAGGGCGCTCGGTGTCCTCGACGATATCGCATAGTTTGTGATTGTAGCGGACCATACCAGGAAAGTTTTCCTGAAACTCCTCAGCGAGCTCGCCCATGGTCTTGGGCATAAAGACGGGACGCTTATTTGGCTCGTAGGGTAACTCCACGTAGTTACTAAAGACCTTAATGCCTGACGATTCTTTTGTGGTTTGCTCAATTTTTTCTTGCTTTTTTCGCCCAGAAGTGAGAATTTCGGGCGGTAAATTTATGTCGGACAAGGGTAGACTCCTTTTTCGATCAGCCAGTGAAGCTACTAACTTCGCTGGCTTTGTTTTTTTCTAAACGCGGACTTAACTGAGTCCTGTATCTCTTTATCATCAAAATCGTTCCGGTCAAAAGGGGAATCAGCCAGCATTTTCAATATTTCGTCTTTAGAGAGACCTTGTCTTATCAGATATTGAGCGCTGACGTAAACCGAAGAATTCCTTGAGTCCCCGAAAACTTTACCATCCCTTAAAAATTCAACTACATGCCTCGGTAGGGGGGCTCCCGGCCTCTGGGCGTATGCAGCCATGCGGGATTTACAAATCTCAACCTGCCTGTCGTGCTTGGTCGCAGCGATCACTGGCAGGGCTTCCCCATCGGCCTCAATATGGACGAGCTCGCGACATGGGTAGAACTGCCTCCCTAGGTCCACGCCAGCCTGGTCAGCATCAGGCAGGACATCATGCACGTAGTGGCGCATGGTCACCTGATAGTCGAGGGGATCGTCGATCCTGCGCTCGAAGGGGATCAGGACCCTAAACCTGTCTCTGGGAGGCTCGGTGTTTTTCGGTAGCTGATGAGACTTGGTGGTCGCGATCATATACTTTAGACCTGCGAGATCTCGCATCGCTCGTTTGATCGTGTACTCGTCCTCCCCGTTTTCCATTTTATTATCGAAGTCGAGTCCGCAAATATCACTAAAAACGAAGTTGTCGCCTAGCCTGTAATTCCGCGCAAAGATAATGGGACTCCAAGTGTATTGACTGATTACGTCCCATAGATCTCTCGCGTGACGGTTTTGGAATGGGACGAATCCCCAAGGGATATTAGTGCATCCCTTTGTTGCTTTGTTGTAAGAGATCATTTAAAACCTTTTTAACCACTTATTTAAAGGTTATTTATGACACGAATAGCAGGAATAGATCCTGGCCGCGATGGTGCCATTGTTGTATTACAAGACGGGCTTATATACAAATACACTTTACTTAGGGCTTGTATACCGAAGCTATATCTGCTAGATCACGGGGTCCGGACGGTCTATGTAGAAAAGGCTCAACCAATGGGACGCGAATCATCAAAAGCAATGTTTAACTACGGGATGGCCTACGGCTACATGCTAGGGACATTGTCAGGATCAGGGTTGGACATCAACTTCATCCCTCCGCAAGCCTGGACGGGTGCGCTGCATAAAAAAGCGCCCATGACTTTTGCAAACCCAAAGGAAGCGAGTCTGTATGTTGCTCGCCAGCTATGGCCGGACCAGAATTTTTTAGCTACTGAGCGTAGTCGAGTGCCGCACGACGGGGTTGTTGATGCTGCGCTGATCGCGTATTACGGTGGTGGGTATTACAAAAAGGAGGAAAAAAAATGATAGAGCCGACGTGGATCACGCCTGAAGCCGCAGAGCACCATAAGCATGTAATGCTTTTTCGCCAACTCAAAGATGAACTGGGATTCAACAAAGCTTTCGAGACCAGTGTAAACCTGACATTGTATGCCTTACAAGTAGTCCATGTAGACATGCGGGCCGAATTGCTTCGAGATGTAATCGCTCAATTTCAAGAGTTAGTATCTCATGTAGAAAAGGGGGAGCGCTTAAATGACCACAATGTCCAGTAAAGACTTAGAGGACCTGAAAATCCTGCCCACCGGGACGTGTTTTGACGACGCGCTTTTTCTCTGGGCGATTTTCACAAAAAACACCCGTGCAATCCCGTCCTACTTAGTCCACGGTATATGCCTCCATGCAGACGGGAAGCCATACTCCCACGCTTGGATCGAGAGAGTTGACCTGTGTATTTTTTCAGGGATCATGCACGGGGAGAAAATGGCCTTTGAAGTCCCCCAGCCTGACTTCTATGAGTATTTCCGCGTGACCGACGACGTGAAAAAGTATAGCACCGAGGACTTTTTGCAATTCGAGGACTTGCATGAGCGAAAAGCGGGACCTTGGGAAAAACGGTATATAGAGCTAACAGCGGATTATGGGAAAAAAGAGTCATGACATTTGACCAGTGGGAATATGTCCTAGCAGGATTCGCCTACACAGTGCTTTGTTTTTCCTTGGGTTTTGTCGTGGGTGTCAAATCCTTAAGCAGGATGTTGGGGCTATAAGTACCTGTAAACACTTACCCCCATAGTTGGCATGGGGTTTGCTTAGTATAGGATATCCCGCAATTAAGCGGGGGTGAATGAGGCTAGACATGACTCCCCAAGAACGTAAAAGTGTTATCGAAAAAATCGAGAATCTCCGTAATGAGATCGGCTACGAGATGTGCGTAATTGGCGAAGATCTCAATGACTTTGCTGACGACGATGCAGAGCGCAAGCGTTTACACACTTTGATGCTAGCCGCAAATCGTCAGGCTGAAGGCATGGACAAAATGCTGTCTCAACTCGCCAAAAAACTTGCAAAGAAGGCTACTGTATGAAAAAGAAAACCACAAAAAGAAAACATAACGACGATATCCGCAGAAAATTTAGCCTATCGATGTCTAAAAACGAAGCCAGAAATCTTTGGACGACTGCCTGTAAATCATATTTATGTTCCTATGCTGACCGATTTGTCACTACCGACGATAGCAGCATAAAAATATTTATAACAAGAGAATTTAATAAAGAATATTACATGTATGGGTGTGATTCTTTTTTGGACGCCAAAATTCTTAGCATATGGCTTGGTAAAGATGCTGCAGTTCTTTACGATGAATGGAATAGCAAATACTCAGTCCATACTTCAAAACCCTGGGAACCAAACTGGTTTTCAAGGTTAACGCACGAACCCCCCACCCCATAGGTCAGCTCAAAAACCCCGCCCTATCGAGTAGATCTATCAAGTCCTCGTTATCCACGTCGATCTCCGCATACGTCCCAGCATCGTCCGAATCCCCCCAATACAATGTCAGGGTGATCCGGTGAGCGGTCGCCAGCATGTTGTCGATCCTCCTCGCCAAAAAGATTTTTTTCGACGGCTCGAATTTCTCGATATCGAGCTCCATCCCGATTGTTTGGCGGGTGAATATATTAAACCCTAGGTCGATATCAAACACTGCCTGGTCGTAAGTCGCCATTGCAACAAATTTAGCGGGATAACTCGATGTCCATGCTCGCATAATCGAAACTCCTAGCAAGTGACGGGTAAACCGCTGGGCGAAAAATGAGGAGCTAGGGACTTGGAGTTAGGAAGGAAAAGGTATTCAGTGCCGGATTTTGAGCAAAAATATTGGACACTCCCTACAAACGGGACGTAGTAAGTATTCGTTATGCTGACATACGCAAGCCACCCCGCGAAAAGCGCAATGGTTGTGACCACGACCAGGACGTAGTTCATTTTTTTGCAAGGGTGTCGTTGGCGAGTTGTTTGGACTCGGCCCAACCGTGTAACATCACCACGGGTTTGGTGATAATTTTTAGAACTATGCAGCATGCGCCTAAAATAAAAAGTCCGAAAAGCTTGATGTCAGCAATCATGAGTAATCCCTTTTTTAGTCGTTTATTGATCCCACAAGTTTAACATCAATCTCGACGGTCTGACCCTCAAAATTTCGGTAAAGAGCCTCGGAAAAGTCGTCTCTCAGGACCAACCTCAGCACTTTTGGACTGCGGTAAGTGTGAAAAACGATGATCCCGAAGCCTACGAGCTCGCCTTGGAGCCACTCGACGCGGTCGTAACGATCGAAAAGTCCCAGCCGAAAAAGTGCCGGTCCGAATCGCTTAAGCCTGACGACTTGCGGTTTTTGAAAAGGCAATTTTAGTTGGATAAGACTTTCGATCATCATACGTTTAGTAGCCGAAGACTACAGACCACTGTTCGCCTACGGCAGTTCCCCCCATACGTTTTATTTTTGGATTCAT